CAAATGGTGTTCTTGCTTGAACCGAATGGTTCGCTTGATGCCTGTAGTGCTGTGACACCGTTTTCAAATAGTACCAGATATTGTCCACGTCCGTCTCCCATGTAGCAGAATCCGTAGGACATGAGCTTTCTGGTTACTTCAATGATAGATATGTCTCTTAGTTCTATCATTGTTCCACCTGTGAGATGGACAATAACATACGGATCAGTCATCTCCGTAGAGTCAGGAAGCTCATCGACGTTCATGTCGTGGGCCATTGCTTCCTCAACACAAGGATAGCAATGGCTGCATAATTCATCATATCAAGGAACGTATCCTCAAGGCTTTCAAAGTTAGCCTCAGTGCCCTGCTTGGTCAAGTGCGTAGCCCTAGCCTGCTTATCATACAAGCGCACCAGCAGACCAGTAATAGGACCGAACGGAGACTTGTTGATATTGTCGGGGCCATAGTCCTTATGCTTGGTCAGGAGCAAGTCTTCTGCCTCGTCAAGCAGCAACGCTAATGCAAGCTCAAGGGAAGTGTCAGGGACAGCCTTCTTGACAGCCTTCCTGTCAGCGGCCATCCAATCATACTTCACCTTCTTATTGGCGGGATTTGAACTAGAATCGTACCCCGCTCCGTATCGACACTTTTGATAATCAGACCAAGACTTCTTACCGCTCTCAGTAGAGTCTCCCAATCCTGAGGTTCCACTCACATCTCCACGCTCCCTAGTACGGCCTCACGGCCACCAGACAAATATACATCATTTACATCCATGCCTGCTGGCATAGACACTGCGATAGCTGTATCAACTTCCTTGCATACTGCCCTGCCGAACTGTCGCCCAGCTTCGTCACCATCACACAACACTACCACTTTACGATAGTCTTGCATGAGAAGCTTGAAGTGTGGCTGCCAGTTGTTAGCACCCGGTACTCCCACTGTGGGTAGTCCACAGATAGCTGAGGCAATGATAGTGTCCATCTCTCCCTCTGTCACGTACAGGATGGTGGACTCTATGGACAAGTCTTTCACGTTGAACAGTTTTGTTTTTGATCCGGGTCGTGACAGATACTTCGGACCATCACCATTCAACAGTCGGTAACGAATATCAACAACCCCAGCGGGGGTAACGTACGGGATAGCGAGCCTGTCACCGTAGTCTGCATCTCCGGGATGGTCACCCTTCACGTAGCCTAGGCGAAACGTACGTGCCGCCTGCTCCGTTATCCCTCGCCCTGCTAGGTACGAACCCACTTCGCTTAGGTTTTGCTCGTACCGTCTTGTTGTTTCCTCCAGCAAGCTCCTCGCAGCGTCGGTAAGCTTCACTCCACGTCACTCCATCCACATGTTTGACAAACCCAACTATGTCCCCCTTCACGCCGCAGGACATGCAAACTATTCCCCCACTCTTGTTGTTCACGCGACACGAAGGTTTCTTGTCCGTGTGTAGGCCACAACGTATCGTCTGCCAGCCATGCTTCGGCTCCGGCAGTGACCATCCATAGTGGCTTAGAATCTTCCACAGATCACCTTCTTGATAGACGTAGGATGAACTCAACAAATTCTCCTAGCTCCATTGTAACATAAGACTTGTCTATGCCGTGGTTACGGCGCTTTATTACGGCAGCACCATACACTTCTTCTGGCTTGTCAGCAGCGTGGACACGATGCAAATGATAGTTGATCGACTCTGCCTTGGCTTCTTTCACGAACTGTGCAAGGTTGATTGTTGCAGCGTTCTTGCATTCGATCACTAGGACCGTGTTGTCGGGAAGCTCTACAGCAATATCGCCCTCATCTTCTTTGCCAGTCTTGGTAAGTCTGGTTGTTTTGAAGATTGGTTTAAGATATTCGGTCGTGTCGATTTCAAACTCTGCACCGATACGCTTATTGCGTTTGTTGCGTGACGACAGGCTGGTCATATTCTGCCCTTACCTTTCTGATCACGGTACACATGAAACAAGATTCTGGTAGATAGAGTGGGAAGTGTGGGCACGCAGGATCGTGCTTCACGACTCACCTCGCACGATCTTGGCTGCGTAGTTGTACGCAGCGTGAATGTCACAACGAGGGCAGCCGAAGTGCTTGTCGTGTGGTGCATGTGTTGCCGAGCCATATGCTTCGACCCGCTGCGCTGCCTTCTCCCGCTCGTCGGCGCGTGCCTTAGCGATCAGCTCGCACTCGCACATCTTTCCACACCACGCGCATTGGATCGGCGGCTCGGGGTAGTAGTCATGGGCGGGGCCATGCGTGCAGTCGCCGATCAAGACGCACAGCGGGTCGTGTTGTTCACTCACGGTTTCACCCAATCAGATAGAACGAAACAAATAGATGCAACCGTAGCTGCAATCGCAATAATAATTATCGACCACTCGTCACGCTTCATCGACCATCCAAATCACCAATGTGCATACGGGCAGGCTCATACACGAGCCAAGAAGCTGCCGCACCAGACGGATCAGCAGGACCATAACGATTCTTCACAGGACACACACCCATGAAACCATCGTTACTGTTCGTCACAGTCAAAATCAAAGCAGGAGTCTGAGCAACCTTACCCTGAATCGCAGAACGAGGAGGAGCAGGATTACCGTTCACAGCCTCACTCGTATGATGCAACACAAGAAAAGCAGCGCCAGTCTCACGCGCCCACCACTTGAACTCACGAAGCAGGCTACGCATAGACGCCCACTCGTCACCATCATTATGAGTACAGTCAAGAAGATTGTCCACTACCACAAGCTCAGGATACTGACCGTTCAACTCGTAGAAAGCTTCAATCTCCAACTCAATATCTGCCAACGATGGGGCAGACTCGAAACACCATTTGATGTGTGATGCGCGAGAGATAACTTCCGAAGCCCACGTAGCATCAGACATCATAGGTTCGATGGTTTGCTGATCTGTGTCTGTAATCATGGCTGCCAAACGTAGACTCATCGTGAATTCGTGAGTGTCGGCAGAGAAGTAAAGTGTAGGACGCTTAGCTAGCCACGCCCAATGCAAAGCTAGTGTTGATTTGCCTGCACCGGGAGGACCAGCAATCATGCTAACCTCTCCACGGCGAGGATGAATCTGTCGTGCAGACAAAGAGTTATATACTGGCGGCAGTGTAGCTGCCGTTCTTGATCCTGTCAGGATCGTTCTATGCAGGCTCCTCATTAACAGTCCCGATCTGTCCTAGGCAATCCAAGCAAACAGCGTAATGTCCCTCGTCATTGCCACAGTTTACGCAACAACTGGGCTGGCATTGCTCCCACCCACATGGTTCATGGGTGGGAGCATCCTTGCCTACCATCAGACGGCAACCGTCTTCTTGCACTGCTGTGCCTGATCGGGGTTAGCACAGCAATAGAATGCCTTGAAAGGCTTGCCTGTACGCTTGGATACACCAGCGGGGACAAGCTTCATAGGCTGACCGTGGTCGCACAGTGGGGCAGCCTGCTGAGGCGCAGCCCACGGGTTAGAAGGCTCCGGTGCGGGCGGAGTGTAGGTCTGGGGTGCTGGCGCATCCCACTGGTTGACAGGTTCGTGTGCCACAACAGTGCCACCAAGGGTAGCGGCAGCGTTGGCTACGTTGGGTGTTCCAAGTCCCTGCAACAGTCCGATTGTCATAGCGAATGCAGGATCGGACACTGCCTGATCTGCGAGAGCAATGAACTCAGCAGTCGTGTTAGCACGGAACGTCAACAGGTCACCGTTGATCTTCGTGGTGAAGCTGATAGGTGCTTCTTGGTTCGACATGATTCTCCTTAGTTACTTCTGAAATGGTAGGGCATAGGGTGCGTTACCGCCAACAGCATAACAGTATTGGGCGACACTGCAAGTGCCGCACATTGCTGTCACATGTGGCACGAATCGTTCATCCCGAACTGAGTCCACGAACGATCCGATCCAATACGCTAGCATGTCCGGCGTGTAGTGTGCAAGGGATCGGAGCTGTGTCGTTTCACCCTTGCGTGCCATGTAGTAGCTTCCCAGTAGCGGGTTGATACCGCCACGTTGCGCGAGAGCTACAGCATACACGCCAAGCTGTGTCGAAGCAGCAGGGATAGTGTTGCCAGTCTTCAAGTCTACCACAACAAGTTCACCCTCAGGGGTGACGAACACGCGGTCAACATATCCCTTCAACACTACTTCGTCTGCATCGTTGCGAGGGATACTGATGTTGAATTCCCATTCGATGAATGGGGTATCGTTGTCTGTGTAGATTTCCCAACCGGATGTTTCACGCCACTTCACATAATCGGTAAGCATGACGACTCCGTGTTCCATCCACCATGCTTCGTTCTCCTTATCGGGGTGTGCTTTGGTTGCACGGCCACCGGCACGGATCGGCTTGCTACGGTCAAGGTCTTCTGTTGCCTTGTCCCATGCGGCTTGCCAAATGTTGTCAAGTGTGTGGTCATCTCCGGCGTCCCACCATTCGCTAGCTGTGTGGAATGCTGATCCTCCGATGAGCCACCATGACTGTTCCTCCGGTACGGCGAGAACCCTTGACAGTCGGTACTTTTCTCCGCACTGCTGATAGGTGTCGAACGCACTGTAGGATGTGTGGTTCTTGCCTGTGATATCTTTGAGGGTAGGTTTCATGGGAGTGTTGTAGCACATGTTTTTGGGTTGTGTCAATCGGCGTGTCGCCTATTGACAAGCTTCGGGATTGTTGTTAGACTTCAATGGTGTTTGTATGTCCCCCTATATACATATATTAAATAAAATAAATATACATATAGAAACTCAGGCACTTAACCTAGAACAACAAACTCTACTATTCTAGGTTATCCAATAATCTAGAATAGCTACACTGATCCCTACAATGCCCCGTAAAGGCCCCTAGAAGGGCCATAGAACGACGAAAAGACCCCCACTGGTATAACCAGTAGGGTCAATTCATCGAGCCTCAGAAAGGCTCTAAATCAGTTAACGCACGTTAACAGATAATACAAGATTCAATCACATACCCTTAGGTACACGCTTACCAGA